ATCGGGTCGACCACGCTGGCCTTGATCCAGCCGCCTATCCCGGAGATGGCCGCAGCCATGCCGGACTTGAGCCCGCCGATGATGGCGCCGCCAGCGTTACGCGCCCCGTTGACGATGGAGGACCAGGCCGAGGCGATGATCTGCCCGATCTGGCCGAAGTTGAGGGTGACCAGCGCCTTGAGCACGTTCAGCGCCACGGCCAGCGCGTCGTGGATCAGCCGCAGGCCACCGGCCTGGAGGTTGAGCCACACCGCGAACAGGTTGCGGACCAGGCCGAGCACGAAGTCACACGCGGCCTTGGTCGCCGCGGTGACCTGCGCCCAGTGCCGCACCATCACCACGACGATCGCGGGCAGCCCGCCCAGCGCGATGATCAGCAGCGCGGCGACCATGTAGGCCCAGTAACGGCGGATGAAGTCGACGCTCACGGTCACGACCCGGACCATGGCGCCGAACGTGTCGGTCACGATCGCGGCCAGCGTGTGCAGGACCGGCGCGACGACCGCGAGCACGGCCTGCCAGGCGGCGATGACGATCGTCCGGAACGTCGTGCTGTGCGTCCAGGCCACCTCGATGGCGACCGCCAGCGCGGCCAGCGCCACGATCACGATGCCGATCGGGTTCGCGGCCAGCGCCGTGTTCAGCGCCCACTGGGCCACGGTCCACAGCAGCGTGGCGTTCCGCACCGCGAACGTCACGACCTCGACGGCCACCATGACCGTCTCGTACAGCTTCAGCGCCAGCTGCCAGGCGTACCAGGCGACGGCCAGCTGCACGATGTAGGGCGCCAGGACGGCCACGACCCTGGCGAACACCGTGATCACGGGGACCAGCGGCACGATGATGTCCAGCACGGACTTGAGCAGGATGATCAGCGGCGGGACCAGCGGGACGAGCGCCTGGATCGCCGCGGCCAGGACCGTGCCCAGGGCGGTGCCCAGCTGGCCGATGATGGGCACCAGCGCGCGCAGGATCGGGCCGAGGGAGCCCATGATCTCCGCGGCCAGGTCACCCAGCGCCTTCCGCGCGGCCGGGCTGGTCAGCGCCAGGGTTGTCAGGCCGGTGACCACGACGCCGATCGGGCCGCCGAGCCCGGAGAACATCTCCCCGAGGACCGGGATGCGGCTGAGGTACTGGCCGCCCGCGAAGGCGCCGAGGGAGGTTGCCAGGGACGCGAACACGGGGGCGAACTTGGCGACCTGGCCGACCACGGCGCCGATCTTGCCGGGCTGCATGGAGTCCATCCACTTGGCCGTCAGGTTGATCAGCTGCGTCAGCGGCGCGACGAGGGTCTGCGCGACCTGGCCGACCGTGGCCAGGACCGGCGCCAGCTTGCCGCCTGGCGCCAGCGCCTCCTCCAGCCCGCGGCCGAGCCTGCCCGCGGCCACGATCAGCGGGCCGAACCCGCGGAGCAGCTGCTCGCCCAGCGCCAGCCGCAGCTCCCCGAGGATCTCGGGGAAGGTCCGCAGCACGCGCGCCGGGTCGTTCATCGCCGCGGCGTAGACGCCAGCGATGTGGCCCCCGGCCTCCATCACGGCGTTCATCAGCGCCGTCTGCTTCTGCGCCTGGTCCAGCTTGGACGCCGTGGTGCCCAGCTTGGCCGCGTAGTCCTTATACGCCTGGCTGGTGTTGATCACGATGCCGGCCTGGCGCAGCTGCCGCACGTTGCCGGTCTCCACGGCCTTGGTGATGGACTCCATCACGCTGGACACGCTGGTCCCGGCCACGATCGAGGCGTTCTGCGCGACCGTGGTCAGCCGGGTAGCACTGGCCAGGTTGATGTGCTCCTTGACGAAATCGGCGGTGACCTTCTGCGCCGTCTCGGTCGTGAGGCCCTGGCGGCGCAGCGCGTCGACCGTGCCCTGCACCCGGCCGGCAGACAGGCCGTTGGCCTTGGCCATGGCGTTGAGCGCGCCGGTCATCTCATCGACGCGGCTGGCTGCCTTGACCCCTTCGACGCCGAACGCGGTCAGCGCCAGCACGCCCGTCCCGAGCGCCGTCGCCAGGCCCTTGCCGACCTCCTTGGCGCTGCGGCCAAGCGTGGAGGACACGCGGGCGCTGATGGACTTCCCGGCCTCGTCGCCTGCCTTGGTCGCGTCGGAGGCGATCTGCCGCTTCATCGGCGCCGTGTCGGCCGTGACCCGCACGGACAGCCCGGCGTAGCTGTACTCAGCCAACGCTGTTCACCTCCACGCCGCGCAGCTGCGCCAGCGCCGCGATGCCCTCGGCCCAGGTGCCCGCCTTGACCGGGGCGGGCGCCGCGGCGGCGCGCGGCGCGGCTGGCGCCGGGGCCAGCTGGCCGCGCGGCGGCGGGCGCTTGACCGGGGTCGGCTTCGGCGGGCTCTTGGCGCCGTGCGCCTTGAGCGTCACGTAGGTCAGCTGGGCCACGTGGTCGATCAGCGAGGCCAGCAGCTCGGCCTCCACCGACCAGTGCTCGCCGCCGCGGCGCGCAGCTGGCGGCAGCCGCTCCAGCAGCACGTGGACGCGGCGCGTGGACACCTTCGGGTCGAGCACGTCGATCCCGTAGGCGCACATGAGCGCCGCCTCTACGTCCGGGTTGAAGCGGGCCGCGGCTGCGCTGGCGAGTTTGGGAGGCTGCCCATCCCGGCCTCGGCGCCGATCTTGTCGAACAGCACGTTCAGGTCCCCGACCTTGAGCCCGGCATCGGCCAGCGCCTCGTAGGCGTCGGCGCCGAGCAGCTCGCCCAGCGCCGCGTCCAGGTTGCCCGAGGCCAGCGCGCGCAGCGCCGAAATCGGCCACGCCGTCATGGGCGGCACCTGGTAGCTGGCGCCGCGGTACGTGAACGCGAACGGGAGCGCCTCGGCCTCGGCCGCGGCTGCCTGCGCAGCCGCCTCCAGGTCGAACGGCTCGGGTCTCCCGTTGGCGCTGGCCCTGGTCACACGCTCGGGCCGACGAGCACGTGCGCCAGGATGCCGCCGCTGTCCAGCGCCGACAGCTTGCAGTCCAGCGGCACGGCCTCGCCGCGCTTGATCTGCATGTCGCCCGCGTCGGACAAGCTGGCGCGCGGGAAGACCACGCGCAGGCCCTTGGTCCCGTCCGCGGAGTCGATGCCGATGGCATAGAGCTGCTGCGCGCCAGCCGACAGCACGTCCATGCTGATCAGCCCGGTGACCGGGGTCGGGACCGGCTGGTCGAAGTACATGGCGATGGTCTGTTCGTTGATCTGCCAGAGGATGAAGTGCACGGTCACGGCCCGCTTGGTGACCACCGTGCGCAGCGGCACGGCCGACTGCCACGGGATGAGCTCGTTCACGTCGGTGCTCTGGCCGATGGTCGGCCCGTCGTCGCTGGCGTAGCCGAGGATGGCCCACGGCGCGGCCCAGGCCGTCTTGCAGTCCGCGGGCGGCGCGGTGCCGACCGGCGCCACGTACAGACCGGCGCCGTTGGCGGTACCGACCTGCACTTCGGTCGGGTCCAGGGTGAAGGGGGCGAGAGGGGTCGGGGTCAGCTTCTCGTCGGGGGGCGCTGCTGCTGGTGCCATGCTCACATCTCCTAGCGATGCCGCCTCGCGGCGGGTGGGACGCCCGGTGGGGGACCGGGCTGGACGGCGCCGCTGTCGCGGCGCGGGTGAACCCGGACCTCGTACCGGGCCATGTAGCGGGGCTGCCCGTCCTCATCGGGGAGCCAGGCAGGCCCCTCGACGGGCTGGCAGTAGCACACGTCGCCGCCCGGCCACGGCTGGTCGGGCAGGGACGCCATGATCTGCCGCGCCTGCTCCGCGGTGGCGCGCGCCGCCTCCCGGCGCGCGGAGCGGGCATCGACCTGGATGAACCAGGCGTAGACCCAGCCCGGCCACAGCTGCGCCGAGGCGTAGGCGAAGGAGTTGACGCCAGCCAGCCCGCCGAGCAGCGACCAGACGTGCGCCTCAAGGTCAGGCTGCGCGATCACGGGGGCCGGGGCGGTCATCAGCCGCCGCCCCTGGCTGCGGCCAGCGCGCGGCCCAGCGGCGCCTCAGCTGCCATGTCGCGGGTGCCGTACTCCACGAACCTGGCGTAGGGCACGTCGTTGACGACCACCGACGTGCCCGGCTCCTGGCCGGGCTGCACGTGGTACCCGGCCGCGAGCCGCCCGGTCAGCCGCGGGGTGTTGGCCGATGCCTGCGCGGCCAGCCGCTCCGCGATCGACCGGATGTCGGGGGAGACGGCCTGCCGCGGCGCGCGGGGGTCGGTGACGGTGAAGACCGAGTCGCCCATCACGTCGCCCCCGGCCAGGCCGTCGTGCCCGTCACGGTCGCGGCCCAGCAGCTCGCGCCGCCAGCCGGGTCGGTGGGGTCGGGCACCAGCCGCACTTGGGACAGGACGTAGCGGCGCCCGCGGATCACGGCCGAGCAGCCTTCGGCCGGGTTCGCCTCGGGCGGCAGGAACAGGGCGCCGCGGTCGGCCGCGGCCGGGTCGTAGGGGCCGTGCCCGCCGCGGTCGGCGGCGCGCGGGTCCGACAGGCCGGGCGCCAGCTGGAGGCTGCCCTGGCCGCTCCACGCCAGCGCGGCCTCGTCGGGCAGCGCCCACCCGTAGGCGTCGGCGCCGTCAGCCGGGTACAGCTGCACGGCGTCGGGGGCCAGCAGCACGCTCACGGCGGGCCTACCGTCCACCAGCCGGGCGGCGGGTCGGACAGGCCGGCCAGCGCCAGCGACCGCGCCGGGTACAGCGGCGGGTAGCCGGTCTGCATCGGGACGCCGATCAGCTCGCCCTCGATGAACGAGCGGTGCCAGGCGGCCCGCTGCACGGCCAGCCCGTAGGCGCCGGTCGGCGCGGCCGGGCTGTAGGCCACGGCCTGCGCGCCGGTCTGCACGCTCGAGACCGCTGGCGTGGGCGGCAGCGTGGCCGCGTAAGCCTCCCACTGCAAGGCGGCGCACAGGTGCGGGCTGGCTTCCCAGTAGGCGTCCGCGATGGCCTGCCCGGCGTCGGCGGGCAGGCCGGGCGGCTGGCCGTCCGAGCCGTCATGCGGCGGGTTCAGCGGCGGCGCCCACAGCTCCCAGTCCACCGGCTGCGGCTGCGGCTGGCCTGGCGGGACCTTGGCGTCGAACGCCTGGCCGAACCCGGTGTCGTAGGCGCCGCTCATGCGCCGCCCACCACCGTGGCGATGACGGCCATGGCCGACAGGGTGGCGGCAGCCTGGGCGGTGTATTGCAGGGCCAGGACCGTGGTCCCGGCGTTCATCGCCTGGACGAAGGTGACCTCGACGGTGGCCTGCACCGCTTGCTTGCCGCCGATCCACAGCACTTGCTCGGGCTTGGACCCGGCCGGGGCGACGGTGGCGCCGCTCATGTCGAGCCCGACCTGGACCTGGTTGCCGTTGGCCAGCGTGTCGGCGTTGAGCGACAGGCAGAACTGCACTTCGGTCGCGTCGGGCAGCGTGAAGTTGAACGGGCCGGTGCCGGGGACCGGCGTGAAGGCGGCATTGGCTGCCAGCGTGGCCGGTCCCTGGTTGACGACGTTCTGATACGGCGGGTGCGCGGAGTTGAACAGGTCGGTGACGATGGTCCGCATGTCGGCCGCGCTGATCTCGCCCGTGTCGTTGTCGGGCAGCAGCGCCAGCAGCTCGTCCAGCGTCACAGCGGCCTGCCTAGCTCCTGGCGGTCCGCTTCGGCGCCTCGGCCTCGGGCTCGGCGTCGGCCTCCGCGGCGGTCGGCGTGACCTTGCCGACGAGCGCGGCCTTGGCGAACGGGTTGCCGCCAGCTGGCACGCGCGGCGTCACTGGCTTGAGGATGTGGCAGCCGAACCTGGCCCACACCTTCAACGGGGTCGTGTTGTCCTGGAATCCGCTGATCAGGACCTTGCCGGTCGCGTCCGCGATCACGGCGCTCGGGTCCATCGCGTAGCGGATGTCCTGCCGCACGCCAACCAGCAGCGCCCGCCAGTCCCCGGTGAAGAAGTCGGCGTTGGTGCCGCCCGTGCTGGAGAACGAGCTGTACTGGATGGGCACGCCGTACATGGTCGGGATCACCACGTCGCCCGCCTGCTGGGTGCCGAGCAGCAGCTCGTTGGTCGTGGCGCGGACGCCGCGCAGCGCGCTGCGCACGGTCAGGTCGGCCGCGTGGCCGGTCACGTTGAGGCCCTGGCCTTCGACGGCGCCCATCGCCTTGTTGATCGTGTCCACCTGGTCGACGGCCGACGCGGCGATGGCCGCGGCCACGGCGTTGACGCCGCCGACCGGGAACGTGGCCGGGGCGTTCGTGCCCCACAGCACGGCCGAGTCCAGCGCCAGCGCGATGGCCTCCGCGATGCGCGGCCGGACCCAGTTCCACAAGTTGATGGAGCTGTCCTCTAGGTACTGGTCCGGGATGGCCGTGACGGCGCTGACCTCCTCGGCGGTCAGCTGCGCCGTGGTCAGGCCGATGTCGGTCCACGCCTTCCGGCCACCGGCGCCCGTGGTCCAGCTGGCCACGGGCAGGACCGAGGGAATCGGCATCTGCGCGATGGCCGTGCCCATCGGGACCAGCTGGGCCAGCTGGAGCACGGCGGAAGCCTGCACGGCCTCCTCGATGATCTGTGCACTGAATTCGGGCGGGATCACGCCCGAGAAGTCGAGCGGGGGTGCCATGGCAAGCTCCAGCGTGACGGCATGATTAGGTCACGCCGCTTTGCGCGCCACCCGGACCAGCGCCGCATCACGCTGCACGCTGGCCGGGCCTTGGCGTCACGCCGCGTGAAGCGCCCGGATTCGGCCACCGGCTGCCCGCCGCATCACGCTGCACGGGCATCACGGCACAGTCTGCCCCGCGATGTCAGCCGTTGGCAACCTTGGACACGGCAGAGCCCGCCCTGGCACGGCGTTCCGGGGCGGGCTCTGGCCTGCGGGCCTAGCTGACGGTCGGCACCGGCTGCGGCTGCGGGCAGCCGTCCGGGTTGCCGCCGAGGTAGGCCGCTGTGCTCGTGCTCGTAGGCGACCACGGCCAGATGCGCGGGCAGGCCACCGCGGCGCGGCCCACGGCCTGCACGCTGATGTCGAACGACAGCGGCGTCGGCAGCCCGCGGCCCCCGCGGTTCAGCAGGAACGCGGCCAGCGCCGGGGTCAGGAACCGCGGCAGCGTGCACACGTTGAACCGGGTCGGGTAGCTGAACTGGCCCACGAGGTCATAGAACCCGTTGCCCGTGGCCCCCGCGAACCGGCCGAAGCCCTGGTGGATCGACCAGGGCAGGTCGGTCTGTGCCAGGTTGATCGAGCACGTCACCCGGTCGATGCTGGCGCCGCCGAGCGGCTCGTGGCTGATCCGCACGCCATCGGTCCCGGCCGTGTCCTCGAAGATGTCCAGCCGGGAGTTCACCGGCTTGTCGAAGCCCCCGGTGATGCTGATCGGGCCGGTGCCGAGGACCCACCCGTTGGGCAGCGGCGTGGCCGCGATCAGGTCGAACTCCTGCTGTGCCAGCCGGTGGTGGCCGGGCGGCACCGTGAACGTCGGGGTCGGGCTCGGGGTCGGCGTGACGCCAGCACTGGCGGTCGCGGGGATGGCCAGCAGCCCGGCCGCGGCCACGGCAAGGAGCGCCGCGGCCAGGCGAGGGAACCGGCGTCGGGATACGTGCGTCATAGGTGCGTCCTTTCAATGGCGGGATGCGGGCCGGTCTCCCCACCGGCCCGCTCCGACCCTACCGACCGGCCCCGGCCGCGGACAGCACCGCCACATCACGGTCCTCAGCGGTTGCGGCGTACCGCGCGCAGCCAGTCGTTGTCACCGTTGCCCGGCGCGGTCGGCTGCCGCACGCCTGGCGGCACGTGGCCGGGCGGGGGCGGCGCTGGCGGGACCGCGGCCAGCTGCGCCACGAGCGCGTCGATGGCCTTGATGTCGGGCTCCCCGTTCTTGGCGAGCTTGGCCAGGTCCAGCACGCCGAGCGCGGCCTCGATGTTGGCCAGCTTCCCGGCCGCGCGGGCACGGAACTCCGCGGCGACCACGCGCAGCACGGCAGCCTGTTCGGCCTCGGCCTTGCCCTCGGCGCGCGCCGCGGCGATGGCCTTCTCCGTCTCGGTCATCGTGGTCTGCCGCAGCGCGGCCAGCTCGGCTTCGATGCGCTGGCGGTCGGCGCGCTCGGTGGCAAGCGTGGCCATGACGCGCGCCAGGTCCTCGGCGCTCGGCACAGCTGGCGGCTCGGGCGGCGCTGGCGGGTCCGCGGGCGGCTGCGGCGCCGGGGCCGGGGGCTGCGGGCCGGGAGCGGGCGGCGGTGGCGGTGGCGCTGGCGGCGCGGTGGGCGTGGGTGTGGTCATCGGGTCCTCTCAGGTTGCTACTCGGCGGGCTGGGCCTCCTCGGGCGCGGGCAGCGGGACCGGGGTCACCGCTGGCTGCGCGCCAGGGGCGGGGCTGGTCGGGGCGGGCACGGCGGGCAGGCCCTCGGCCGCGCGCATAGCCTGCCACTGGTCGATCTCCTGCGGCGTGGCGCCCCACTTCTGCCACAGCACTTGGGTCGGGACGCCGAGCGTGGCCATCTTGGTCAGCGCGTCGACCCGCTGGCCTTCGGACCGGGTTTCCATGTCGGCCCACACGACCTCGGCCTCGACGTTGGCCGCGGCCGGGCTGCCGACGATGCCGAGCGCCAGCCGCATGGCCTCCTCGTAGGCTTCCCCGATGTGCGTGGCGCGGCGCCGGGTCTTGGCGACCAGGCCGACCTCCGCGGCCTTGATCGCGTCCGCGGCCAGGTTGATCATCTTGCCCATCAGGTAGTGGGCCGGGGTCTGCGTGATCGCGGCCAGGTGCACCACGTCCTGCTCGATGGAGGACAGGTAGCCGCTGAGCAGCGCCTCCGCGAAGCTGCCGAACTTGGTCTCCGGGTTTTCCGAGGCGAGCAGCCTGTTGCTGCCGATGTCGAACGGGCGCAGCGCCGTGGTCGTGGTCGTGCCGTCCGCGGCCGTGATGACCTGCCTGGCGATCTTCACGCCCGTCGCCCAGATTTGCCGGAACGCGCCGTAGTCGGCGCTGACCATCAGGTTGAACGTGCTCGTGTTGATCCGGTCGATGATCGGGGTCACGGCCTCGAACTCGGCGCGCGGCGGGCCAAGCGTGCGCGGCTGCGGCACGACCTCGATCATCGACACGACGCCGACCGGGTTCGGGTCGACCTGCGGCTCGCCGCCGCTGTCAGGCCACCACGTCGCTATCTCGTCGGGCGTGACCAGCACCTCGATGACCTGCCCGGCCGTCAGCTGGCCCTGGTTGACGATGGCCCAGTCGTTCAGGGCGTAGTCCGTGGCCGCGCCGTACCGCTTATACCCGGCCAGGCGCCTGCGGCGGCTGCCAGGGTCGTACAGCACCGTCGCCTGGTAGGGCGACTCGGGGGTGATCGCCACGCCGCACGGGTTGGCCTCATCCGGCTGCACGAGCAGGAACGACGAGCCCATGGCCAGCGCGTCGGACTGCACCAGCTCGCTGTCGGCGTCCAGCTGGTTGGCCTGCCACATGTTCCAGGCCAGCTCGCTGTCGGCCTCGGCGCCGAACCGGAAGCCGACGACCTGGAGGCGCTCGGCCACGGCGTTGACGATCAGCTCGGCCCAGTTGCACCCCGACTCGGCCAGGAACGTGCGGAACGTCATCCGCTCCTCGGTGTCGAGCAGCGCGATGATCCCGGCCTCGTTCTCCACGTAGGCCGCGAACGACTGGGCGCGGGCCGCCTGCACGGTCAGCTTCCGCGCCGCGGCCTCGCGGAGCTGGTTCAGCTGTGCGATGTCCACGGGTGGCCTCCCTACCATCCGGCCGCGATGTAATCCGGCTCGGCCTGGCCACCTCGTATGGCCCGGTCCAGCGCCATGATCGCGGCGACCATGGAGTCGATCTTGTCAGCGGAGCGGGACTTGTCGGGCTTGAGGTTCCCCGAGGGGTCCGAGCGGACGATCAGGTTCCCGACCTGCCAGCGGACGCACGGGTTGGCGCCGTGCCGGTACGCGCCGCTGGCGACCAGCCGCAGCAGCTCCTTGGTCGGCCCCGACATGGTGCCGAACCCTTGGCCGGCCTGGATCAGCGGGAAGCCCTCGTCCAGCAGCTCGCTCGCCAGCTGGGTGGCGCCCCAGCGGTCATAGGCCAGCTCGCGCAGGTCGTAGACCTCGGCGTCGGCGCGCAGCGCCGCCTTGACGGCCTCGTAGTCGATCACGTCGCCGCTGGTCACGGTCAGCACGCCGTCCGCGGCCCACACGGACGCCCGGCCGCCCGTGCGCCGGTCCAGCTCGCGCAGCTGCGCCTCCGGGGTGAAGATGCGCCACAGCACGTCATGGCCCCCGGCCCCGTCCGGGAAGTCCAGGCAGTAGGACGCCAGGTCGATGGTGCTGGCCAGGTCCAGGCCCGCGTAGCAGGTTGCCCCGGCCAGCTGGCGGGCCAGCGGCGCCGCGGCGTCCCACGCGGCCAGGTCCACGGCGCGGCCAGCCTGCGGCGTCTGCTGGTTGAGGCGGTACTGGCGGAAGGCGCGCTCCTCGGCCGGGTTGTTCACGGCCTTGGCGCACTCGGCGCGCAGCACGGCCGGGTTCAGGTAGCCCGCGGCGAGCGCCGGGTTGGCCAGCGCCCAGGTCGCCTCGGCCGTCCAGTCGGCGTCCTTCGGCGCGGCGTACAGCACGACGAGCCGGGCGTGGTCCAGCTCGGGGTCCTCCAGCACCCGCTCGGCCCAGGCCCGCTCCGTGGCCGCGTACCCGGCCGGGTCGTTGTCCGCGGTCGTCGCCAGGCAGATGAGCGGCTGCGCGCGGCTGCCCATGCCGGTGCGGAGCGCGTCGTAC